CACCGCCTTGTTCATACAGTGCTTTGTCGTTGGCGAGTTGTTGGGCGTAATACAGCGCGGCGTTTAGGTTAGTGATGGCATCATCGATGATGTGGTTGATGGGGGTTTGCGCGTAGTCAGGGTGGTAGAGGTTGAGGATTTCAATGCCAGCCAAATACGCAAAGCCGCGCATTTGTTGAATGCTGTCGTTGCTGGCATTGCTGACGACGATCTGCATATTATTGTGGTAGCAAAACAACACTTCATTGATAAAATGGCGATTGTTCAACGGTGCTAAGTAATGGATCACCAGTTGATCCTGTAAGTCTTTTTTATAGCGCATCAGGCTGTTGATCGCATGGGTGTAGTCGGTCGCTGCGTCTTTGTGTCCACGGTTGCCCGCGCACATGGTTTTTTTGAAGGCGTTAAAAATGGCGGCGGGCATTTGTAAACGGTGGGCAACGGCAAAGGGGTCGATGCTAAGTTGTTCGTACGGATTAGCGGTGGCTGGTAACATGGCGGCTCTCGTTGGGTAAGTGGTGGTTAGGGTGATGAATGGCAAAGTGGCAGCTCTCGCAAAGCGTCAGTAAGTCATTCATTTTTTCATCACCAAAACGGTCGTAGTTTTGGTGGTGTACGGTTAGTTCTTCAGTGCTATGGCAATGTTGGCATTGCCAGTTATCCAGTTTTAAGCGTTGGTTACGCTTGGCTTTCCATGCGTAGGATTGGATGTAAGTCACATAGCGGCGGCGGTTTGCGGTCATGGCTTTTGCTCCACAACAAAGCGATAAACCCCGCTAAACCGTTGGCAGTTGCGTTGTTCATCAGGTAAAAATTCACAGTTGCTATAAAACCCGTCACCGCCTAGTTCAGCGCGGTAGAAGTGGGCGTTTTGCTGTTCACTGACACCGCGCTTTATTTGCGCTTCCCACTCTTTGTATAACCCCGTTGTTGAATGGCTTTCATGAGAAAAGTTAGCGCATTGATGACAGGTGATTTGTTTGCTTGAAAGAGGCATGGCTGTTGTCCTATCTGGCTAACGGTGGTTGTAGGGTGGCGTATGGTCTTTTTTATCGTCACGGTTCGCATCGTTGTAGCGCGTGGCTATCCCTTGCCCTTGTTTTGCTTGCTGTTCAGCCTCTCTTTTGGCTTCATCAAACCGCGCTTTTTTTTGCGTTGCTGTTTCGATTTTGTAGCCGTGTGCCGAATGTCTCATGACAGCATTCCTCAGTAGAGTTGGATGAGGATGGATTTCACTGACCCTGTACCTTTGAATTCGGCGACTTTGTAGACGGCTGAGGGGACGGCAATTAGGGCTTCACGGTTATAGCTGGGGAGTGGGCATTTGTTGCCAATGACCACCACGCCGTTTTTTAGGCGGATGAATTGGCTGAGTAGCAGTTGGGCGGCTTGGATGTGGTTTTCGTGGGTGTAATGCACGGCATCTAGCAGTTGTTTTATTGTTCCGCTTACCAGTTGGGTATTGAGTAGGGCTTTTAGGGCTTCGGGTTGAAAGGTAGCGGCGTGGGCTAGGATGTCTACGCCTGTTTCTGCCAAGGTGGTGGCGTTGGCATAGTCAAGGCGTTGTTGGCGGCTGTTGAGGGTTAAGCACGCCACTTTGTGGTTCTTCAGGAAGATGTCTTGCGGTGTTTTGGGTATCGCTTGGTGGTTGAGGCGATAGAGTTGTTTTTCCATGCTGTCAAAAGCACTAATGTAGGCTTCTTTGAATTGCGCGGCTTTTGTGCCTGTAAATCCGAAGGCTAAAAAGGCGAAGCCGTTTTTAGTGATGTTGTAAGCAGTATCTTTTCTAACGCCTCCAGTTGGCATTAAAAAGTCTATTTGCGTCGGCGCAAAATTGCGCCCACGAAAATCTTCTGAACACTCCAAATTCGCAATGGCTTTTAAAACGTCTTTATGGTTTTTTCCAAAGATGTCAGCCACTTTTAAGCTGGTAGTAATGGCTTGTTTGCCGTGAATGATAACCATTGCGGCGTTGTCGCTGTTTTGCGGCTTGAGGGTGACGATGTTGTTAGTTGGCGGGGTGGACGACTTTTCATCCTCACTCATTTTAAAAATATAGCATTTCATAGCACTGTCGTTAATCACGGAGGTAATCACTTTGTACTCATAAAAACTCGGTTTTTGACTGCGTGGCAGTGCGTAGGCAAGGTCATCGATGGACAAAAAAGGTGTTTTAATTTCATCTTCCCAAACCACGGCAATGGTCGGTAAATGAATCGCAATAACGCCTTCTTTTGCGCTGTGATTAATGCGGTGCGCGGTGTGGGCATTGCCTGCTAACAGGTGATAACGCCGCCAAAATTCAGTAACTAATACGTCTAGCCCGTGTCCGCGTTGTTGTTTTTGTTCTCTGGTTAATTCAGTATTCATGGTTATTTCCTCAGTTGTTATGTGTTTGTTTTACTTGGTATTTTTGTGCTTACATACTGCCAGTTTGTTCTGGCTTAGGTTCTTTACTTGCGGTAATGATTTGCGTTTTTAACGCTAATCCAGATGGCGTTTTATCAGTGCCTAGTAATACTCGACTGGCAAGACTGGGATTGATTGACGCATAACGACAGTAAGCAGCCAGCGTCCAACCGTTTTGCTTAAAACTTAAGATCGTCATAGCCGAAGTACGCAGGTCTTTTTTGGTACGATTTTTATTGCTTGTCATTTGTTTTTTATCCGTTTTGGTGTATAAATCTTGTGCGCTTAAGCAATTTGTTTCAGTGCTTTTTAGCAGTGGATTAGATTATATAGTCAAATTGTTCACTAAGTTATCTATTTGACGTTTTTTATATAAAAAAAATTATGAAACCAGAAAATAATGAAGCTAATCAGATAGTTGATAGGCTTAAGGACGTGTACAAAGTGACTACAGATACAGCACTCGGTGCGGAATTAGGAGTAACTAAACATCATATTAATAACTGGAGAAGCCGTAACAGCCCTCCTTATGAAATTTGCTTGGCTATCGCCAAAGAAAAAAATATTGATTTGAACTGGTTACTGACGGGTAAAGGCGATATGTACCGCAATCAATTGAAAGAACAATCGCCGTCTTATCAATCCAAATCTATCGGGGCGTTAGAACAATTGTTCGACCGCGTTGAAACCCTTGAGCAACAACTGTCTGAAATGAGGAAACAAGCATGAATACTGAAAACGATTTAATCATCAATGGCAGGGTGTTTGTCTTGACTGGATACACCTATTTTCCTGAACGGCTGGCTGAGTTGACCGCACAGATTGAACAGGCGGGTGGTGTGGTTGAGGAACGGGTATCAGAACGCACGCATTATTTGGTGTTGTCGCATGATGATACTGATGAATGGAATAAGGATGAAATGGCAAAAGTGGATTATTTCATGGATACCAATCACGGGGTAATGCTTGGAATGCCCGCTGAAAATACGCTATTTACATGAAAGATTAAAAGAAGTGTTGATAAGGTTGTTAAGTTTTCTAACAATTTATTATCAACAAAACGCTTATTAATCAATGTGCTGTAACTTATTACCTAACTCCGAAGATGATAGGGGTGGGGTTTTCACAATGACAGGGTTAATGATGGGTAGTATTTTTCGTGGTTTGTCAAATAAACGACTTTTTGATGTTTTGTTGATGAGGCAAAAAATGCAAAACCTCCCTGTTGACCTTCGGAGTTAGGTAATCTGATAAACAATTTATTAAAAGGCAGGTGTGACGCGGCTTTAAAGGTGTTTTGTGTTGATAATAAATTGATAAATCTTGATAAGCTGGCTTTTTAAAAAATCCGTTCTAGCCCTTGGTATCCGTGGGCTGTAGCGGATTTTTTTTTCGTTAAGCTTTTGTTAAAAATTTCGTTAAGCTTATTAACAAGTTTTATCAATTTATTATCAGGAAATGTGTGTATAAGTTATTGAATTTAATAGGTATATTCCCATTTATTAATTTATTACCTATCTCCGAGGGTCATACCGCAACTTTTTGAAGCCCCTTTAACGTGTGCACATGACGTAAGATAAAATAATTATAAGTGATTGATATGTCTATAAAAAAGATAAAAGACCATTGGTTTTGTCAGATTGATAGAAAAGGTGTACCACGAGTCCGCAAATCGTTCGCTACTCTGGCAGAAGCTGCCATTTTTGAGCGTGATTATTTAGCTAAGGCGGCGGCTAAACCTGTTTTAAATGCGGATAGACGAAAGTTGAGTGAGTTGGTGGCGATTTGGTTTAAGTTTCATGGCATGAATTTAAGTGATGGGGAACGGCGGCGGTCTATTTTGTTGTCAATGGCTGTGGATTTGGGTGATCCAGTGGCGTGTGAGCTTACGCCCTCTCAGTTTTTGGATTACCGTTACCGCTGCACTTATTCGAATGGCACGCGGATTGCCTCAAAGACGTTTAATAATCGGCAGGGCTATTTGATGGCTGTGTATAACAAGTTACGCAAGCTACAGATTATTGATTATGTGTGTCCTATTTTGGATGTGGATGCAATTAAGGTGCATGAACGGCAGTTGAGTTATTTGTCAGGGCCACAAATTGAGTTGTTGTTTGATCGTCTGAAGCATGATTGTCGGAATACGTCGGTGTGGTGGATTGCTCAGGTGTGTATTCGGACGGGGGCGCGGTGGGGTGAGGCTGAGACGTTGCGGCGTAAGCAGTTGCATAATGAGCGGATTACGTTTGAGTTTACTAAATCAAAGAAGGTGAGGACTGTGCCGTTAGATGCTGCGTTTTATGCCTCGCTTTTGGAGTTTGCGAGAGGGAAAAATCCTGATGATAGGATTTTTAAGGATGGGATTACGGCGTTTAATCGGTGTGTTGCTCGGTGTGATCTGGAGTTTCCTGCTGGGCAAAAAACCCATATTTTACGCCATAGTTTTGCGTCGTATTTTGTGATGAACGGTGGTGATATTTTGTCGTTGCAACGTATCCTTGGTCATAGTGATATTAAGATGACGCTTCGGTATGCGCATTTAGCCCCCGATCATTTGTTTGATGCAGTGAAGTTTAATCCGCTGGCGTAGGTGGTTGGCGGTCGATTGGCGGTGAAAACCGCCACTAATCGCCAGTTACCGCCATTGGTTTGTGTATTCATTCTGTAAGTCTTTGTTTTGGTTGGTGTGTTTTTTGTTTGTCGCTGTGTATTGAGTATTCGAACCCCTCTCTCTCCGCCATTAATTTATTGATATTTAAGATAAAAAATATATTTAATTTTAAATTGGCGGTAAATTTGGCGGTTGATAGCAAGTGTATAATTCAAAATTTATTGAAAAACAAACAATCTAGCTAATTATTTGTTTTTAATATTGCCTATTTTTTCTATTCCTTAGCATTACTGTTAGTAATGAGTAGGACTAAGAATGGCATTATCATGTTATTAGCACTATTTTTATGTAAACAAGGAGCAGGTGTTTAAGGAGGGAGTGATTTGCTTTGAAATGCTGCTATTTCCTAGTCGCCAATTGGCGAAAAATTAAGTTTAAAAAACTGTCATAATGTAGATAACAGTTAAATCACAATCTCATTCATCCCCAAATTAGGTGCAGCGGATTCTATCAGTCCGTTGCGCACATAATAATTCGCCCCTACCGTTCCTGATCCCCGCGCGGTTATCACGCCACCATCTAATAAAGTTAGTATTGATACATCCCCTACAGTTGACACCAACTGCCCAACCAATAGCGGTTGTGCAGGTAATAAATTCAGCAATTTAGAATAAGCATTAGTAGTGTTTTCACCCACCGTGATGGTTTGCGAGACTTTACCAAATTCCACATTGATAGCCACGCCGTTAATGATTGCCCGTTCGTTGTTGACTTCTAACAGCCAACCGACGCGAGCCAGTGGAAAATCGCCACCTAGAAAGGTAGTGACTGACGTGGTGACAGGTTGCGTGGCTTGCCCTGCTAATAGTCTTTCACCTAATGCCCTTGCTGCCACCACATCGGTTATGAGTGAGTTGGATACCGTGGGTGCAAGCACATCGCCCGCCGTGCCTGTCAACCGACAAAATGCCAGCACACCGTCCTTTTCACCATGCACATACACACCGTTGATTGGCGATTGCGTGCGTGATTCCACACCGATTGACGCGATCGCAGAATCGGGTATGACTAAATCCGCGTTAATGCCTGACGCGTGGAAGTTCCACGGCAATACAGGGTAGCGCGGTTGCATGGTTAAGACTTGTGTGTTTCGACTGGGTACTAAAACTGCACCGATGGATTGCGCAATGGTGGCTAACGCTTGTAATAAGGTTTGTTGGGTATAGCTGAATGAATTGGTAGGCACAACCCACGGCGTGGCACATTGCCAGTTAATCGTCCAGCCCGTCGGTAGTAAAGAATCTGCTATTTGCTGTACGGTCAACTCACTGCCAGCGGTGTAACTGGTTAGCCGTTGGTACGGTGATCCAAGCAATGCAGACAATGAACGCCCCTGAAGCGTAATATCGGTTTTACCAAAACTACGCTGTTCGGGTATTTTCTCGATTAAGACAATCCAGTTGTAACCATTGATGGTAATTGATAACTGCACGGGCACATCATCGGTCATTGTCACTAAGGACAACGCGGCTTTATCGGCTAACACGCCGCCGAATACCCACGCAAAAGAATCGACATCGTAACTCAGTGATAATTTACTGAGCGGTACAGGATGATTGCCGATAACGGTAACAACAGAAATTGTGTGATGCACGGTGTATGCCTCTTTGGTTGGAATAGTGAGGGTTTCTTGATTGGTAGGCGGTTCAGGCGGTGGGCGTGGTCTATCAATGTGCGGACTTGTACCAAAAGGCGGCTTGATTGTGTCAGTTAATAAAGCACAAAAGTGTCGCAAGATTAATTGATCGGGTGCGATCGTGGCATGATGACTGGTTGAATAAATGCCATGCACCTGTGCTTCACACAACTCAATAATTGCTTGTGTTCCAAAATCAAAAACAGCGATCGCAGAATAGTTAGTATCGGTAAAATTAAACGCGGCGTGTGGTGTGTAGGGATTAACGCTATCGCTATAAACTGCTTTAAGTAGCGCGTAAGTCTGTTGTGACATATCCGCTAAACTGAGCGCGGTGGCAACCTCATTAAAAGTTAAAACATCCTGGACGGATAACGTTCCATAACTAAGCGGCGTGGCTTGTTGTTGTTTAGCCGTCGTGTTTTGCGTGTTAAAAACCACGGTATTGATAATGCTTAGCGTCGCATTAGTGAGCGGGTTGGCTTGTTCTTGTGTTATGGCAGTGGCAAACCATAAGGCGGTTAAATCAATAACCCAAGAATCGGTTTTAACGACGATTGGCAAGGTATCGTTTAATAAAGCCAGTGTATCGACTTGATTAAAACTAAAGATATTTATCTGGGTTTGAATGTTACAAATGAGCGGTTGTGCTTGTTGTATGATAGTGATTGATTGTGTAGCGGTAACACGATGCACGTTAATATCATAAATACCTTGCCCACTGCCAATGACATCATCAAGCGTGTAATGGCTACTGCCCACAGTATTAATGATACTGCCAACACCTGCACCAATAACATCATCCAACGTGTAATTGACCACACCGTCATTAGCAACATGGGCAATCGCACTGCCAATAACATCATCCAGCGTGTAATGGACACTGCCAAAAGCATTAATGACACTGCCAACGCCCACGCCAATAACATCATCCAGCGTGTAATTAACTGATCCACTAACGATTAAATCGCCGTTAAAATCAAATACTGGGTACGGTGTGTAATTAGTATCGCGAAAATCAAAAACTGTGTGATAAATGGGCGCGATAACTGTACCGATGGCAACCATCGTTACATCGTCAAGCGTGTAATTAACAGTACCGCTGGTAATCGGCGCGGTAACAGTACCGACTGCTACCATCACCACATCGTCAAGCGTGTAATTAGCAGTACCGATTACATCAGTTGCTTCAGCAAAAACAAAGGTGCTTGATGGTGTGTAATCCGTTGCTACAAACTCAAATAAACCGTTTGGTGTATACATTTGAATTTAAGACGGTATTAAAGGGCCATGCGTGATAGGTTGTGTTAATCGTGCGACGCGTTCCCATGCGTTCGTGACACTACCATCGTCACATTGCCCCGCGACCGCTGTTGACCATGTCGGTTCAGTGGTTGCGCTGGATGTTCCTGCTGCAATCCGCTTGTAATAGTACGGCGTGCTAATAGGGTTAGTGGGAAACACTAAATCGTTCACTGCATAAACGGTTGAGGCTTTCCAAATATCGCCTTGATTCGGTAATAATGTGACCATGACAGGAACAGCAGAAGGGATCAGCAGTGTGGTATCCCCAGCGGTTAATGTTGCTGTGTGTACTAACGCACCGTCGGCTATTTTTGACACCACCGCCTTAAATTGTGTGGGTGCAATGGATTCTGTCAAGGTGACAGGCAGTTCATAATATTGTGGATTATCTAAAAAAGCAGTGGCAGGTGGTGTGAAGTCTGACGTGTACCGTGCAACACCGTTGGTAAATCTAAAATCATCTATCCAACCATTCCAATTTTCACCTCCGCCTGTATGCAATGAGGCGGCTAACATGATTCGATTGCCCGTTGAATTAATTGTGCCCGAATAAGTAGCTGTACCTTTTAATACACCATTAATATAAATTTTAACAGTGCTTCCTTGTCTAACGACTGCGAAATGATACCAAGTATTAGCCGCTGTATAATCGCTTAACCAGCCATTAAATAAAACACCACCATTCACATATAACTCATTTCTTAGCATTATGCCGCTAGCATAAGTACCTAATCCCGCGAGTGTTGAATAAGCACCCAATGAGGCATAATTAAAAAAACACTCAATAGTAAAATCACCTGCAATAACAAAATCAGAGCTAGTCTCACATTGTACATAACCCGTCGATGAAAAAAGAGAACTACCGCCAAATTTACTCCGTGCAGTAGAAATAGTTGCATCTCCAGCCGCTGTAAATGTTTTTGGATTACTGCTAGTATCGACTAATGAGCTGTCAAAATGTAATGCGGCTTTTACATAATTGTAGTAAGGATCACCCGCAATCATTAGCTGTTACCCTCTGTTAATACCACGCTAGTAATCCGCACAATACCGCCCGCGATAACTGCCACCGTATTTAAAATAAAAACCGCACCACTACCCGTCACGCCAACCGTCGCATCCGCAACAAAATTATCATCACTATCGAGTATCCGCGCAAAAGTTATCGTACCCGTATTGTCTGCCGCCATGTCATCACTAACTGCTGATAACGTTAAAACCCCGCCGCTAACCGTTCCACACGGATCGGATAAATCACAAGTGGCGATTAATGTTTGCGTGGTAATCGTCGCCCCCGCTGTTGGCATCGGTGTTGTGTAGAATTTAATCTTACCCACACCGCTACCTGCATCAATTGCAGTTTTGATAGCGGTTGCGCGGGCGGTGCGGATTGCAGTTGCTAAAACTAAGTTACTCATTGTTTTGCCTTTTAATAATAATTATTACGCATTGATGTCGCCGCGAAATTCGAGGCAACAACCATAATCTGAGCTGGTGGGTTCACCTTGTGCGACCGACTGAATTATCCAAACAGGCGCGGCGGCGGCGTAGGTGTTAAACCGCAACACATTACCCGCGCTCCAACCACCACCGAAGCCTTGATGCGTTAAGGTGAAATACGGATCACCGTTGGCAGGATTAATGGGGCTAACATCGTTACTAATCGATAAGCCTGTCGCGATTTGTCCGACGTGTTCACCGATGACGTTAAATAACGTGGCACTGGTAAACACCAATGCCCACCGCTCTTGTTTAGTGCCTAAATTAGTGATGATAATCGGGTAATTGTTTACATCGAATTGGGCAGACGTGCTTGAACCGATAAGCGTATCGCTCCAAACGTTTGTCCACGTTTGTTGGTCAAATGGAATAGACGCACGGGCATACATATCACCGTACACCACCGCGTTAGCTACCAATGTGCTAGTAGCAGGAAAATTATGCGTGAGTGGCTTGGATAAAGTTAGTTTGCCCGTGACCTGCATATCACTAACGACCGCCATGTCTTCTATGCGGGCAGTAATCGCTAAGGGTTGTGATACCCCTGCCAAATCGCCCCAGGTGATAATCCCTGTATCAAGATTGACACTCCATTTAGTGCTTGCCAATAAATTACCGCCGTAATCTTTTACGGTGCATTTGGCTAACCGCGTCCGCGCTAAATCAGTCGTTGCCCCCGTAGTAAACGTACCTACTGTTTTTTGATCGTTCAACACAACGACAATATCGCCTTTATGATAAACAGGGATACGACCATCAATCGGTAAGCGGATCGGGTTTAATCCTAATATGTCAGAAGATAGTGGGATAAAGGTATAACTGACGGCGTTGTAAATAATAGAAGAGGCAAGCACGGGCTTAGGATGAAATATTTTGCCATCAGCACGAATGTTTTCAGCATTAAACCACGCTTCAGCTTCGTTGCCCGCCGCTGTAATCCATTGCCCGAATTTGATCTTCACAATGCCCGTGGTGACATTAATTGTGCCATCCATATCGGACGTTAAAATTACCCCGCTGTCATTTGCCGTGGCAGTGATAAAACCACCGCTGATTTTTGTCGCACGAAGTGAAAAGGACGCGGGTTTAATCGGTGCTAAATCAGTGCGAAACGTCACACGGTCAACAGGTGCAAAGTCAGCGGTACTTAACGCGGCAATCACTACACCGCTATTATCCGCACCCGCTGTCCAACTTAATAACATTGCGGTAGCCGTGGCATAATCAACCGTCCCGCCATAAGTGCCAATCCCTGTCGCTGGATCTATTCCATAATACAACTGCCCTAAACGGTCAGTATAGGTTTTGCCCGCGTAACTAAATAATAAACTACTTGGGACTAATACATCATTACCCAATTCCATGAGTTTTAATGCAGGGTTTGCCAGTGTTAATGTATCGGTAGCGGATATGGCTGCGGATGTTAAGCGATAATGAACGATAAAACTCGTTGTTGTACCGATTTCAGCAGGAAAAGTAAGCATCCCTTGATATTGCGCAACCACCGCGCCCGCGCCTGTTGTGCCTTTGTAATAAGTTGGAAACTTGAGGTTTAATGCAATGGCCCAGTCTAACGTTACAATGCCTGTCGAATAATTGACCGTACTATTACGCCCACCTACTAATGCACCCGCGCCGTTGTCTCTATCCGCTTGCTGTACTGTACCCGTTGGAATAATTGGCAATTCGACATAAACATTTAACGGTAAAGAATGCAGGGTGCTTGATCCCCAAGGCACTGCCCATTCAATCGCTAATGAACCCGTCACAATATCCGTATCCCCTAAGTTTAAGGTGACGTGATTGCCCGTCATATCAAATGACGTAAGGGTTTTGGTGATTTGGGCGGCTTCACCATAAGTATAAGCAAAGTTAAATACCGTCCCAGTCGGTGGTAAGGTAGTCGGACTAAATTTAACAAATCCTGTGATTGCTACTACCTCCCCTGACCCGTAACCTGATAACACGCCCGCCGCGTTGCTGGTGATCGTGCGCGTAGTACCGCTATCATTCCAAGTGATAACCAATGACGCGGCGGCGATCGCGGGGTGACTTAATTGCTTAGTGATAACCAATGAAGGCGTTGCCCCCGTGTGCGGCGTAAAATCAGCGGCTTTGCCCCATGAAAAAATTAATTCACTGCCCACATCGGGTAAGGATGACAAGGTAATTGCGCACGTTCCCGTAACGTAATCAATTGAACCAACACCAATACCCGCCACTTGTCCAACTAACGCACCTGCACCGTTATCTCTCAGTTCATAATTATTATCCAACGCACGAAACGCCACTGATAAGGCATTGGGTTGTGGTGGTGGGTTGATATTAACCACATAGACAAATGAGCGGTTTAAATCGGTGATTGCAATGGAGTCAGTATCGGAAATAACCAACGGTGCGACCGCTGGTCTATAGGTTATTGTTTTAATGTCACCTATCGTGGGTGCATTGGCGGCAAACGTAACAATGCCTAATGCGTGATCGCACGTCCCAATGGATACACCACCGCTTTTTAATTCGCCGTCCACATCTGCCATTACACCGCCGCTATAAGCGATTGTTAAGCTATTGGGCGAATAAGCTCGCCCGATGTATAAGCTCACATTAGCGGATAGCGTAGTAGATAAGGTGAATGAGGTTGTACCCGTCGCACTGTCAATGATTGGGGAAGCTTTACCGCCCGCGCTTAAATCAATTAATGGCGTTTGAGATTGTGACGACGGGATAACTTGGCTGTAAATGTCATCCACCATCAAGCTAAAATCGCCTAACGCCGCTGCGTCTTTCAACGGGCGTGCTGAATAATACCGCGCGGCGTTGGCAACCACCGACTGATACAGTAACGCGGGCGGCTTTAAATTATCGTATTGACTAATATCGGCACCGACAAAATCAACCTCTAACGGATTGGATAATTCTAGCGTGACAATGCGGCGATTAATTTGCACATCATGATCGCCTTGCGAAATGGTAATCGCACGAATCTCACTAGCAACCTGCACAACTTGAATGTATTGCTGATATAGCGTGGCGGTAATTTGCAGTAAAAGCACTTCGTTGATTTTCGGTATTTCAGCGGCAATACTTTGGAAAATCGTTAAAATTTGTGAACCTGCATATTGCTTACCGAGCAATGTACCGTTGTACAGCCCTCCCATACCTCGATAGTTTTCAATTAAACTTGACGCATGGGTTCTGGTGTCAAAATAATCATTGGTTTTAAATAAATTAACGCCTAATTTTTGGTCAGTGGGTAATTTACTGATTATCAAATGCGCACCATAAAAACGGTCTTCATCTTGCGTAAGAACAGCGGGAAAAACCTTACGCAAATTCACTTCACCATAAGTTCTAGCAAGGGTGCTAATATCATCAAATATATTATTACTCGCTCCATCTACCACCACATTATGTGTCATACCGCCGCCACTTTCAGGGGCATCACTCATGATTTCAGATTTAAGAATTTTTAAATCGCCTGATAAAATCGTCATTTGGTTTCCTTTAGTTCTATCTCTATCACGCTACGTTTATGGCAATGTGGACACCACATTGTTTTTATTTTTTGCCAGTTATTCATAGTCCAGAAAGAGTGACAGTGTTCGCACTGGAATGTATAAATAATCTTTTTAGTGGGTTTTTTCAAAATGCTTATGCCGCTAGCATAATCAGACCGTTAGTAGTCGTAAAATAAGCGTGTGTGGCTGTGTGTCTTTTGGTATTGGGAAATCCTGCACAGGTGCACTATCAATCGGTTTTGCTTCATGGTCAAAGCGCACGGTAAACACGCGGTTATCATGGTAAGTGAGTGTCATGTCAACATTATCATCTAGCTTGGCATACAGTGCTTCAACTACTGAACGCTTTACCCAGCCGCTGTCAATCCTGCCTTGCAGCGTTATCGGTCTACCTGCTAGTTTAATTGACGTTTCTAAGACTAACGCCCCTGTCAATGTGTAACTTTTTGCTTGTTGCGTCGGTGACCAATCATATTCATCAGTCCAAACTACACCATTGGGTAATTGAATAGCATCTAAGGTAATCATATCCGAGTTACTCTGCTACAGCGTAATGTAAGCACCAAGGTACACGCTGTTATTTCTAAATAAAGTAAAATCAAAATATGCCCCCTGTTTCAATAATCACGTCATCAACGCCTAACAAATAACACTCTTCTAACCATTGCCGACGGCTTCTAACGCCCGCCACTTTTGGATTTCGATACTCATAAAAAAGTATGCTATTACCCACTACGCCTGAGACAATCAATAATGTCTGGTCAAGCTTACGCCGCCACATTTGATCCGTTTCTATTTTCATCGTTTACTAATATGCCGTGCGACACAATACGCATAGCCTTTTTCAAAACTGCTAAGCATCATTAACAGAAAAATAATAACGGGCAATGCTAAAAGGACACAGACGGCTAAGAGTGTTTTCATAATTTTGTGACTCCGCTAATCGTGTCCAATTTACTAAAAAAATCTTCTGGATTAGATCCGTTAAATTGCCCTGATACTGACTGCCCACTGGGTGCGACAAATTTAATGGTGGACACTTTGCCAGCGGTTTGTAGTGCGGCTGAATTACCTATGCTTAAATTACCACTGCTGACTGTTGGGAGTCTCATAGGTGGCGAAACACTGGAACTAGCTGTCGTTGTCGAAAAAGACGGTAGTTGTGCGGATGACGTAACGCTATTCTGATTAGTTTGAGATATAGGCACGGTGTCTGCTTTAGCTTGCGCATCATCTAAAGCAAGTTGTGCCTTGGCTTTCGCGTCAAACCCAACCGCATTGGTTAGGTCTTTGGAAAGTTTTAAGTTTTTCATATAGTCACTGAGAAATTCCAGCGGCAACGCATTATCCCGTAAATACTTTTCAGCGTTCATTTCAAAACTTAACCGCGCTGCATCCTCACTTTGGTATGCCTGACCTTGCCCGCCGTGTGTCCACGATAACTGTGTAAACGGTTGGTCAAAAAACGCGGATACTTCCTCAAATTTCTTCTTTTTTAATTCAGCGGCTTTGGCTTTGTAATCACCAATAACGCCACCTTCACTACGCAGAACAATGGTAGCGTCCCCTTTTTTCAGCGCATCAAATGCTTCCACACCTTCGCGCCGTGTGGTGTCCTTATCAGTAACGTATTCGCCATCTTCTGCCAATAATAACCGTCTATCTCCGCCACCATATCCAGCTAATGCACCGCCCGCGCGTTGTATTGCACCGCCCGCCGCTCTACGCAATACGCCAATAATCCCACCGTCTTGTCTAGCTTGGATAGGTTCAGCGGGTTGTGTGCTACCACCACGATTTTCAACGACGTTTATGGTGTGGGTGCTTTGCGTGGGTTGTTTGATCCGTGCGATTGCATCATCAACCACAACAGTGTTAGCGGTGATTTTTAATTCAGTACCATTTTTTACCGCCGTTTCAATATCGGCAATTCTTGCCCTGACTTGGTCAAGTGTTAAAACGCGTTTATCGGCTTCTGCCTTGGCAATATCCGCTTGTTTCGTCTCAGCGGCGGCGGCTTGTTCTAAGGCACTCTTTGTTAAATCGACGGTTTTATTGTACGTTTCACGGGCATTTTTTGCATTGGTGAAATTCCAGCCTGTTTTTTCATTTTCAGTCGCTTCAGCGGTGGCGATTTGCTTGGCTAAATCAATGGTTTTTTTGCCCAATTCAGCGGCGGCGGTAAATTCACCATCGGCAATGAGCTGTTTTATTTTTGCGGTATCAGTGGTTAATTGCCGTTTTTTAAGTTCACTGAGCTCTGAACTGCTTAAGCCTTGTTGATCTAATGCCTGTAATGTGCCTAACCGTGCTTGTTCAATGCCTTCAATTTCTTTGATAAAGCCGATTGCTTTGTCGCGGTGGTCTTTTTCTAAGGCAACAAGGTTTTTTATTTGATTCGCGGTGGCGGTTTCAATTTCAATTAACGTGGTACGTTTCGCAAGTAACTCGTCTTGTGTAAATTGATGTTTCGCTGTGCTTTCTTGCGTTAAATCCGCTAATTCTGCATTGAGACGTTGCTTAGTCAGTAAGCCAATTTGGTTTTCAGTGTTGATTTTTTGTTGAAAGGAAAAATCATCAATCTGTTTTTTAGTGACGGCAGTGCTGGTATACAGCCTTATTTTTTCAGCTTCATTATCCCTAATTTGCTGTATTTCACGGTCACGAACGGATTTTGCTAAGTCATCCTGAGCTTTTGCGGCGGTTTTAGTGTCAACAGGTTCGCCTGTCGTGGGGTCAGTACCTGTATCAGCGGCGCGGGTATCTTTTTGAGCGAGCGTTTTAGGGTCTTTTTGCAGGTTTTTAGCGGTAGTTTCTTCAAACGTTTTGACCGCGTTTTTAGAATCTTCCCCGATTTGTTTAAAGGAGTTAGAAACTTGCGCAACATTATTTTTAACTCTATCAAGGTAAGTGTTTAAGCTATTGCCTATGCCTTTACCTGAAAAAACATCCTCTGTGAATTGACTAAATGCGGCAATGCTTTCGACCGCATAACCCACCACCGCCCCAATACTTTGACCAAAGGCTTTAAATAAGCCGCCTGTGTTGACGACTACCACGCCAATAAATTCAAGCGAGTTTTTTAACGCCCCTGTTAAGCCTTCTGCTATGCCTAGCGATTTAAGCCATTCGTCTAACGCGGTTTTGCCTTGGCTGAAAACCTCGGCAATCGGTTGAAAACCTTCAATAATGGTTTTCCACATTGCCCCGATGACTTCTCCAACGGTGGCTGTGGTTTCACCCCATTTGGTTGTCATCGGTAACACGTTGGCAATGGCTAAACCCACGGCGGCAATTGCACCCACGGCTAAGCCTAACGTGCCACCGACTAAAAATGACATTGCCGTTTTTAGAATACCAAAGGCACTTGCACCGCGTGCCATTGCGAATAATGATGCAGTGGTTGCCATCACATTAGCATTGAGACTAATTAATACGCCGCCTAATTGTGCAAACTTTGTCATTAAGCCAGCGGGGGCTAAGCCCACCAGTGACATTGCAAGACCAAGCAAGCGAAACGCCCCGCCCAATGAAATAACGACGGCGGTTATTGCACCAAAGGTTTTAATAATTGGGTGGTTAATCGATAAATCAGTAAAGACGTTTAGTAATTTAGTAAACGCATTAGTGATTAATTTAATAGCGGGTAAAAAAGTATCAGTCAAACTCAATGAAAAACTATTCCATGAGTTTTTCAGTAGGGTTAAACCAGAATCTTCTGTCGCTAATTTTTTAAGGTAAGCATCACGAACACTGCCACTGTAAATCGTAGCATCGGATGTTTGGTTGATTGCCTCTTTTAACAGTTGGGTGTTATCGACTAGCTTTGTTAAAGCAACCGAATCTTGACCTTTGCCTAATAATTTATCAGCAAGGTCTAACCGCCCCACCTTGCTAAAGCTGTACATCGTATCAAGCAATGCTAACAACGTTGGCATAGGCTTGGCTTTAATATCGACGGCTAATTTGTCCGCCGATGTACCCATCATTGCTAAGGCTTGTTGAAATTCAGGCGTTTGATTTTTAGCGTTTTGCAGTGAGTTTAACAGGTTGATAATGCCTGTGCGTGCAACTTCTGGAGCTGCCCCTAGTGATACCATCGTACCTGACAGGGCAATGGTTTCACCTTTCAACAAGCCAAATTGTTGACCCGCAGAAGCCGCGCCCGTAGCCATTACTTCAAAAATATCAGTTTCTGATACGTTAGCCAGTGTGTCCGCTGTCGTGTTGACCTGATCGCTAAAACTGACCAATTGATCTTCTGATAAATGCAGTAATGCTTGTACCGTTCCCAGTTTGTTAGCGAGTTCTTCAGCGGGTATACCTAACGCCACCACGCCTTCTGCGACCGTGCGAACAAATTGTGGAATGTCTTGTGCGGATTTACCCGCTGAACCAGCGGCTTTTGCAATGGCGTAGAGTTGTTCAGTAGGGATTGCTAAATCCACCGTTGCCATTGTATCAATGGTGGTTTTTAATTCTTTGAGCTGGTCATCTGTAGCGTTAATCGTGCGTGATGCTTCACTAAATGCGGACTCACTGGCTATATTTTTTTTGAGACTGGTAAAGGTAGCGGCGGTGTTAGCGGCGAAAAGAGCGAGTGAAACAACAGCGGACTGAATATCTTGTTTGAATTCTGCCAAGGTAATATTTTTGGCAATTTCACCGATTTGTTTAAGCAGTGGAATAGATGATATTGCAAATGCAGAAAAACTTTTATTTGATGATTCAGCGGCGTTGCCTGTATCAACAGTTGCTTGCTCAACATCTTTTAGGCTTGCCGTGGTTTGTTCAAGCGCGGCGTTAGAGTCTTTATTATCAGCCGTGATGTTTAGTTTTAGGTCTAAATCAGTAGCCATAATTATTCCTTATAAAGCCCTTGAACGGCTTGAAAAAATGCCCAGCCGTATTGCCAACAGTTAATGTGTCCGTGATGGATTAAAACTGCACAGGTATGATTTATCTCATCAGCAATGCTTTTTAATGAGCGACTGCTGCCATCACCGCTGCCTGAATAAAAAGCCTCATTGAAGGTGATAAACACTGCAATGTATTTGGTTAGTAAATCGGTTTTGGATTGGATTAAATCGCTGTTGGATAACAGCGCGGTTTGAAAATGGATGCTATCCACCTCGTCTGAATTTAAATCACCCGACTGCGTTAAAACGTCGATCGCACGTTTTAAATCAATCGGGCGTATTTCGCGGACAATTACGCCATTGTTAAGAGCTAATTCTCCGCGCATGACTAATTCAGATAACGGAAGTAATGCGTGGACGATTCGCCGTCTTGTAAAATCGGCGTACCTTTAAAAGTGAATTCAGACAGTTTATCGTCCAGAAAATCAAATGGCTTATCACTGGTTAAAACCAGATAAGGAATTTCCAGTCTAAAGCGGCGTTTTTGCGCAATGTTAGTACCGCTAAAAATAAATCGCCCTGTGATTTGTGCGACTGTTTCCCCTGCCACATCCCAGCCACTGATTGAACCATAGGCATAACTGACTTTAATCGCCTGTGCTGATGCAACAGTCGTGCCTTTTTTGATGATATAACCTTCGTTATAGTCAATCGTGTAATCCGTACCTTCAACGTAAGTGACAATGCCTGCTGAATCTTTAGCGACGACAGAACCTGCCGTTATCGCTTGATAAGCCAATTTGATGTAAATGCCGTTTGCACCAATGGTGATAGGTTCAGAGGTGGCAGTACCACCGCCCTGACTAAATGTGGTATCCGTTCCCATCATTTGCATAGACATCTTGGTACGATCAAAGCCTTTTACTGTCCAAGTAAAATCCATTGCATCACGTTCAGCCACTTGCGCACTGACCATGCCGCGCTGATTCTCGTCTTTGCTTTTGTCGGTCAGCATTTTGGAGTTAGGCTTGGTTGTAATGCTGTTTGAGCCTGTGATTTTTTGCAGGCCCGTTGAAATGTCGCTGGCATCGTAACGGTCAAATAACACCGTCCCGTCTGCGTAAAAAGTATCATTCTTTGCCATGAGTGTTATGCCTGTTTAGGTTTAATGACATCGGCAATTACGCCGTATTTTTTTAACCAGTCCGCCTCATCACTGGTAACAATGATTTTTTCACCCGCTGGTAAAAAAATACCGTTATGGGTGTGCGGTCTGATAAGGGTTACTTCTTGTTCGTCTGGGGTTGCCATGAGTTTTTCCTATAGTGCTGATTCAATTTCATCAATAATGCTTTGTCTGATTTGCTGTAGATCATCATCGGTAACAGCTAAAAAAGAACGTGCGGGCAATGCAACCGTCCAACTTGTCCGTGTTGTGATGCCGTGCCACGCTCTTAATTTACGCACCAAAAACCCCGCCTGTGAGATGGTGTATTTTTGGGTAATCATTTTTACACTGGGTTTTTTATTGCCAAGTCTAAAGCCCAGATTAATTAATTCAGTCGCTTGCCTAATGGTTGCGGGACTGGTGGTATTGCTATTATTCCCCGATTTAGCCGTATTATTAAACGTCTGTGACGCTCCGAATTGCTGTTTATAAGCAATGGCACTGGTGCTTTTATCAGTGAAGCTAATCACCGCTTGATTACCAGACACCGATACCACTAAACGATCTTTTAAGCCTAATAGCATCTTGCGCTTATTGGCGTTGTTCTTACGTTCTTTAAATGCCGAGCCTGTGACATCGGTTTGCGTGTCAATGCGCTGTTTTGCCGAGGCTAACAGTATGTTTGCTGTTTTAGCCACTAAGCGTTGTTGAGCAAGCTCGCTTAGTTTTTCAAACTTACTCTGTACGGCTTCTACGCCATTCAACTGAATCATAATCAGTCTCTAGTATGTAACTGGGTTCCAAGGCTATCGATTCATCATCGGTCGCGTTGCGATAATGCACCCCGTTAATGAGGTACTTGCCTGTTACATCAGCAATGCCAAAAACGGGTTCACGAAACGTCACTAATAATTCAATCGAAAAGGTTTCACTGGATTCTTCGTCGATAATCGGATCAATATCGGGTAATGGTATTGGCTTACCGTCTTGTCTGCTGACTTTAAAGCGGTATGTAATGGGGTCGTATTCCTGTATCCAACAAGCTAGGTCAATCAAAAACGCTAGCATCCCGTAATCCATCGGAAAGCGTTCAATGCGAATGATTCCTTGATAACTTTGGTCATAAAAACAAACCTCAGTGTCACTTAAGACAATGCCACTGGGTTTGTATTCTTCAATGATGTGCCAATCCTGTATATTTTCCTCACCGACAATGGCTAACGCATGAATGAAGCCTCTTAATGCTGCAAGTTTTCTGAGTTTCATATCAGATACACCCCAACCGTCCCGCTAATGGTTGGACGCTGTGAAATACCAAACACATCAAACAAAAACTGCACTGCCTGAATGGAACGCTCTAACCAGTATTGGTAGGTGTCTTCTGATTCTTTAGCCAGATTCTCAGCCTCTGGTTTGCGTATGAAGGTCTTGAACTGCTGTAATAATTGCGCTTTGGCATAACAAAAAACTGCCTCTTTGTATTTTTTAATTAATATCGGTTCGTCACCAATGGCTTCAGGATGTACGGTGCAGTAATCCTCTAACGTTGATTCAGTCATCGCAGCGCGGAATGCGCTTAACTGTGCATTGATTTCTATCATTGCTAATTGCAAACCATCGGTAATGACGAATGCTTTGTATTCGCTAGGGATGCGATAAATAGCGACAAATTCACCAACGACCAAATCAGGGTAAAAACCATTATTAGCAATGGGTTCTAAGTTGTCTATTTCAGGACGACCTGTGTAATTTGTCATTTCAAATCGTCTCGTAAATCAACACGTCCGCGCTTTTCTATGACACTGCTTAATAACACACTGAGTTTATTAAACGCTTCTGTCGATTCTTTACGATCCGCCGCTGCCATAACGGTCATCTTGTCGATTTGAGTCGTAAATTGCAGCGTTACTTTTTCGATATTCGCATCATGCGCCGTGTTAATACGCTCAATTTGTGCCGTGTGTTCAGTATCTTTGCGGTTTTGCTCTCGAATTAACCACCAGATAAATAAGAGCAATATGACGCATAACCCGCCGAATGCGCCCGATTCCATTATTTTCTGTGATGCTTGTTCTGGGTTCATAAATTTATGCTGTCCTTACCCATCGGTAGACGACTATATACGGCTGCAAGTTGTTGTGTGCAGAGGAAGCGTTGGCTGCTGTGTTAGCAGGCACTATCAGTGTGAGAGAACCACCAGCTGAATAGCTTAAGGATAAATTTGTCGTTCCTCCAGAATTAAGTCCAACTGAATTACCGCTAGCATCTTTAACATTAGGATGCGTATGAGCTGGAACGCCGTTTTCTGCACCTGTTAATAAATGTGTTTTTTCACCGCCCGTTTCGCCATTAACATCAAACTCTGTTTGAGCTGTATCAATGGCGACAGTTACGCGCCCAGTGCCAAATGCTGCCCATGTTCCAAATCCTAACAAGGTAGCTGGATTAGTCGATACGTTAAACTCCCTAATCGTTCCAATCGGATTTAATGTACTTGCCAATGCGGTTAAATCATCTAAACCAGCAAAGGTATGGTCCTTGTCTTGTATCGTCCATGTCCGCGCAGCCGTTGTCGCATTAACAAACGAATTAACAAACGTTGCCGCTGTATTTTTAAGCTTCAATACCGCGACTTCTAACTCTGTGCCTAAGGATTTCATTAGCCTAAAACGAATACATTGAATTGATTGGTAGTTGGTGCTGAAGCGAATTTCACAGTGATACTGTTCGTAGTCGTCAACTCAATATCGGCTTGTACAATGTCGTAAGGACTCGCAACGCGAGAAACCGTTACTGCGATATTTTTAGTGCCTAAGTTGTGTGTAACAGTGTATGACGTTGCTGAAGCATCGCCGATCGTCGTGTTGTACTTAAGCGGTTTACCTGACCACGTTTTTAACTTTAATGGTGTAACAATGCGTAAATCATCCGTACCCGCATCGGTTTCTGATTGGGTTGCGATTTCTGCGATACCTGCAATCGTTTCGCTAGCGGCGGGGGCTGTTGTACCAAATGAGACAAAGACCACGTTGCCAGAGTCGAGGGTAAAATTCACTGTCGTTTGTCGAAAGGTAGCGTTCGCACTCGTACCTTCTTCAACCGTTAGCGTTGCCATTTCTAATTCGACGGAGGTATTGGCATCTAACGCCCGCGTCATTGCTGTCGCTGCACCATTCCAGATATAAATGCCGTTGGCTGGCTGGCTAGTCTGATTCATGACTAACACGCGGTCATTCACTGCCATGCTAATACCATCAATCGTCGCACCTGTTGATGCTAAATTAATATTGGATTGTGTCGCTACCCGCGCACTGTCTTTCCAGTTAATCCCTTCAATCGACGCTTTTAATTGCGCGACCGTTACCGCGTCCTGATCGGCTGATCCATCAACCAAATTTTTAATTTTTGCTACGCTGTCTAAATCTAAGTCACTTAAAAATTTCATGGGATGTTCCTAGTTACATTGTGCGATACCAGCCGTGGCGATCGCGAGTGAGATAATTGACTGATTGCTGTTTGGATGCGTAATTTCGGCAAAAAACTTAACGCTACCAACGGTTAGTAATTCAATGGATGGGTACTTACCAAGATTATGATTAATCGTCCAGGTCGTTGCGGGTGTTGTTTGAGTGTGTCGATAGCTCGCATCTCCTGATGCCCCATTTATCCCGCTTATGCCTACCTCAACTAAAATAACCTCGGTTTCTTTAGTAATTACAGTAACCGCAGTTTCGCCAATGCTGATATTAACGACAGGTTGCTCAATGACGATAATCTCAGTCATAAGTCTGATCTTGAATAACAGTTAAGACGCTAGATTCAATCGTTAAAACGATACCGTTTGAATACGTTAGTTCTAAATCGTATTTATATTTCCCAATAGCCCATACTTCTGACACAGTGGCTTCAATGCGTAAATCTATGCGCCCTTCTAACGAGGTAATAATTATTTCTGCCGTGCTTGTACTCGCCGCATGGATTAATACTTGTTTAGCATCGCGTACATGAAGCCGTGCAGTTGCCCCTGTTAAGTCTATCGGGTTGTTATTGCTGTCTTTAACAATCCAGCTTCGCAACCAAGTATCACCTCTGAACATTTGTGCGGGCATCTTTAAATCACCAAAATAATAAAAGTCCGAAAATAAGGATGTCGGGCTGCTATGGAAACAGGATAGCGGTGTTGCAACACCTGCCCGACAAAAACTAAAAAACTGTCAATAAGATTTTTGTGTCGCCGTTTCTGGGTTTAGGATTAAATCCTAATGCCTGACTACGAAGTTCGCTAACATCAATGTAGTGTTATTAAACCCGCGTAGGCAGGGCTTGGAGGGTTCTTTATAATTTCGCTTGTGCTTTCGCCTTTAGCGTTTTAACACCCGCACCTTCTGGATTAATCGTTTCTGCTTGCGTACATAACGCCACGGTTTTTTCAAAGTTATTGTCAGCAAACTTAAACTTAGCGAGCAGCGCGTACATTTTGGACGCGACAGCAGGATGTAAATCCCAGTGATTCAAGTCGATTTGTTCAACCACTTGATCTAAATACGGACTAGCTGACTGATTATCGACTAGCAGTTTATTAGCCCAATCGTAGGTATAATCACAAACAAAGGTTTCCATCGTGCTATTAAACCGATCAGGCATTTGTTGCCGTTGGGCAATTAATACCAGGGCGAGTTTTAGTGCGTTTTCAATATCACCAATGTCGAATAACCAAATCATCACTTGGACGGCAATTGGGTTTGGGTAGTATTTACCGCTGGTAATGTAGTCTTCTACAAACGGTAAATACGCCGTCACCATATCGCGCTTAGCAATAATTTTGTCAGGTATATCGGCAATGGCTTTTAATCGGACTAAGTCATTCGCCAATTGCGCTTGATAATGTATCAACGCACTGGGTTTCCCAGTTGCTGTAGCAGGTGCAACCGCGTTTTTATAGGGATGCTCAACGCCTTGTGCTTCTGCCTGTGCAATTTGAGCGGCTTTAACTGCATCTAACGGATTAATCCAGTTCATGACTAAGTGATATTTTCAATTAAGCAAGTGGCTTCTTCGTTGTAAACAACGTAGCCCGCATTGCTAGTGTTAAAATCTTTGATGCAATTGCCTTGTGGCCAGTCCATCACATTACGGCGTACCGCACCCGATTGTGAGTAATATTGCAACCCTCCCACAGGAGCAACCAATACCGTGTTGTCTGGAAAAAACGGCGGTACAACGGCTTTTAACCCGCCGTAGGTTTGCAGTATTTCACCGCCATTTTGTAACAAAATCAGCTTTTCAGAACCACGTTCATAGGTTTGGGTGTAATACTTACCTTCTTCACGCGCAACCAAGTTATCCGATACATACGCAACCAAGTTCTGACGTAACCACGGTTTAATACG